TAACCATACCCACTCGTGGGATGCTTTCAATCTGGCAGCTGATAAGGATTTCCCAATCCTGAGTAACATCCAGTTGATGAATGAGCTTTACCAGTATGGTAAGCGCATTGTAATCCTGACAGGTCGAAGCGATGTAGCTAAAGAGGTTACTGAGCGCTGGCTCTGGGAGCATGGATGTAACTTCAATCAACTGATTATGCGTCCTCGTAATGACCACCGTAAAGATACGGAGTTCAAGACTGAGAAGCTTCAAGAGATTGGTATGCACCGTATCGTAGCCTGCTTTGATGACCTTGAGCATGTAGCCAAGCACATCAGAAGCTTAGGGATTACCTGTCACCTTGTGACTCATTATGATGAGGTTCGTGTGGACTTGACGCCACAGAAGGACGCTTGTCACAACTGTGGAGTGTTAGCTAAATGATTGCTATTAAAAGGAAGTTAAATGCGCCACGAGATGAGTGGCTCAGGTATTGTGAAAAGTATGGTGTAAGCCCAAGTAATACTTTCCTAGCTGAGTATGGTGAACATGACTCTGTGAAGGTGTTGGGTCTTGGTAGTAGCTACTGGCTTACTGAACATTTCGATATTAACGAAGGGGATGGGGCCACAACAGCAACAGAGTCACCAGCAGCTGGTCGTAAGTTTGATGGTGACAAAGCTCGTGTAGACTTGCTAGTTGAGCGCTGATGGCTATATCTGATGTGCTAACTTATGGTGCCAAGAAGTACGATGACCATAACTGGCAGGTAGTGCCTAATGGCCCACAGCGGTACAAGGCAGCTATGATGCGACACATCCTTGCTCATGCATCGGGTGAGTCTGTTGATAGTGAGACTGGCATCAGCCACCTTGCACATGCAGCTTGCTGCGTGATGTTCATGCTTGAATTGGAGCTTAAGAAAGATGCCTAATATCTGGGAGTTCCTTGGGTTACCTGCTAACCACAGACCCAAGAACAAGATTGTCCAGCTGGTGAAGCACTGGAAGGAAGTACCTGAAAGCAAGAAGCAGTTCCCGTACTTCGGTCAGGTTAAGAAGGATGGAGTCTTTGCAGCTCTGGTGATTAAAGGTCGTCACAAGTACGCTAGTGAACCGCAAATCTTTGGTCGCACAGGTGCTCAGTTAACAAGTTGTGAAGGTTACTTAAGCCGCTACGAGTGTGATACATGGCCCTCTGGTGTTTACATTGGAGAGCTTGTAAGTGACAAGCAATGTTCCCTTGAACAGCTTTCAGGTGTTGTTAACCCAGAGCGGGTCAATGGGCTGGATGGATTACAACAGCTTATCGCGGATGGCATTCGTATTAAGTTCCATGACTGGGTTCCTCTTGAAAACTTCATCAACGGTAAGACACCACACACCTACAGTGAGCGCCACTGTGAGCTTCGTTACTGGCTGGAGCACACGAGGGGTCATCAGGATATTCTGGACTACTCAGTCATCCATGATGAAGAGTCTCGACTGGAGTTTGCATCAGCTTGCATTGCAGCGGGTGAAGAGGGTGCTGTATTCAAGCGCCCAGACCTTCCATGGGTTGCAGGTCACAAGGGCTTCCATCAGATGAAGGAAGTGAGCCAAGTGAGCTATGACCTTCTGTGCATCGGCTATGAAGAGGGTGAAGGTAAGTATGCCGGTAAGGTAGCTAACCTAATCTTCAAGTGGCGTGACGGTCAGACTATCAAGGTTATGCTTGGTAAAGGATGGACCCATGATGATGCGGCTTTGATGTTCAGGTGCATCACAACTGGATGGCATACTAGCTCACATTACCCACTAGGTAAGGTGTTCAAAGTTAAGGGTCTTATGGATAGCAGCAAGGGTAAGATTCGTCTGCCTAAAGTTGCTGAATGCCGTATTGATAAATTTGAAGGTGACTACTGATGTCTTTCGAAACAAAAGAAGCTGCCCTTGAGTTTGTAACCGAACTAGCACTTGATGGTAAGTTACCAACTGATGAGGAGGCTCAGGCTATTTGTGACGCTGGGGTCAACTATCGTGATGTCTTTAGTATCTTGAGTGAGGTGTTCTACAATGGAGAAGAACTTGAGGATGCCGAGTCCGAGTGACGTGGCATACATTGATGCTGGTGTTCATGCCTATATCATGGACGTGCTGAGGGAAAAGCGTGTTGACTACAAAAGCCCTCACCATGACCTGATATACAATCAGGTTGTTACGGAGATTAAGAAGCTCATATGCTCCAGCATTCAATCAAAATAAGACAAGCAAACTTGATGGACGTTATGCCTATGGCACAGCTAGCTGAGGTGTACTCTCAGGAGGCACCACAGATGAAGCTGCACACACTGGACATCCCAACACTGATGGCTAGCTACTTCAACACTATCTTGTCACCAGATGGCTACTTAGCTGTTATGGAAGTTGACGGAAAGATTGTGGGTGGTATGTGGGGCATGATGTCTACAATGCCTTGGTCAGCTATTAAGGTTGCTCAGGACATTATTCTGTTTGTAAAGAAAGAGTACAGAGGTCAAGGTAACCTCTTAGTGGATGACTGGGTTTGTTGGGCAGAGCGCAACGGTGCTAAGGAAGTAATACTTAGTACAGCATCTGGCATCAAGCCAGAGTCATTTGGCAGACTTATGGGGCGTAAGGGATTCTCGCTACAGGGTCAGACATACAGTAAGGAGATTAATAATGGGTAGTAAACCAAAGGTTCCAAAGGCAGTTACACCAGCAGCTGCTCCTGTCCGTCAGGTTGAGGTAGAACCTGAAGATGTCCAGCTGGGTGACCCAGATAGTCAGAACTCTACTACACGTGGTAAGCGTGCACTAATGCGCCCGTCTGGGGCAACCTCCACAGGTTTAGCAGTTTAATAAGGAGGTTCAATGAAGGGTAATGAAGTTATTGATGGTGGGGTTTACAGCTCACCTTCACCCTTCCAGAACCAGATGAGAGCAGCGCCAGCTAAGAGAAGAGAGACGCTGGCTAATCAATACTCTGGTATGAAAGGGCGGCGTGAAACTTTCTTGTCACGAGCTAAGATGCTCACTAAGTTGACATTACCATCCCTGTTTACAGAGTCACCCAGTAGTGGTGATGAGGGGCAGGCATACACCCAGAACGGCTGGCAGAGCCTTGGTGCTCAGGGCCACAACCATCTGGCTAACAAACTGACTATGACTTGGTTCCCACCACAGCGCTCCTTCTTCCGTTTGTCATTCACTGATGAGGTAAAGAAAGCGTTGTATGAGGAGGGTATCAAGGAGACTGACCTGATGCAGCAGCTCTCTTCAGCAGAGCAACGCTGTAAGCTTTACCATGAAGAGATTCAGGGCCAGCTGGCATGGACACAGGCTAGTAAGCATCTGATTGGTTCTGGCAATGCCATGATTTATGCACCTACCGATGACAACCTCGTATGCTATCCGATGGACCGGTACGTTGTTAAGCGCTCTAAGACCGGCAAGGTGCTCAAGATGATTCTTGAGGAAGAGAAAGCTGTCATGGAGTTCCCGCAAAACGTGCAAGCTATTATCAAAGCTAAGCGTCCGGGGACCAAGGACCACGAGACACGTCCTGTCTACACCTGCATGAAGTGGGATGATGAATCAGGTAAGTACTTAATCACCCAAGAGGTTGAAGAGACCTTAGTAGGCAAAGAGTACAAGGTTAGCGAAGAGAACAACCCATTCATTATCCTCGTATGGGAACGACTGTACGGTGAGGACTATGGTCGCGGTATGCTGGAAGCTATTGGTGGTGACCTGTTCGTCTACCAGTTCCTGTCAAAGGCTATCGCTAAGGGTTGTGCTCTGATGAGTGAGGTTAAGTTCCTCGTTCGTCGTGGCTCTGCTGCAACACCACAGCAGCACGCAGCAGCTGAGTCAGGTGAGTACATCTATGGGGAAGAGGGTGACATCAGTGTGGTTCAGTTGGATAAGTATGCTGACTACCAGACTGTTTCATCAGTTATGGAGGTATATGCACGTCGCATAGGCCAAGCTTTCCTCATGAGTTCTGCTACTCGCAGGGATGCAGAGCGAGTCACCACAGTAGAGATTAGACAAGATGCTATGGAGCTTGAGACAACATTAGGTGGCACCTATTCACAGATTGCCGCTGCTGGTCAACTTCCGTATGCTCGTCTGCTGCTTAAGCGAACTAAGTTCAAGCTTACAGCTTCTGATGTAATGCCTATCATTGTTACCGGCCTAGAAGCTTTAGGTAAAGCCGGTGAGCTTGATAAGCTAGCTCAGTTCTCTGAGATGATGTCCGTTCCAAATGGCTGGAGTCCAGCTGCTCAGGACCGCATCAAGTGGTCTGATTACATGGTGATGATTGCAGCCAACCTGAACATGGAGACACCTTGGTTGATGACCGAGGAGGAGTATGCGCAGATGCAACAAGCTCGTGCTCAGCAACAGCAACAACAACAACTTATGGAGGCCGCTGGTAAAGCTGCCCCGCAAATGATGAAGGAGCAATAAGATGGCTGGTGTAGAAATTCTGGCAGTAGGTGATGAAGCTCAGGCAGATTATGAAGCTAAGCATTCTGAGGTTCAGAACACTGATACTTCTGGCTTAGATACCACCAACACGGATGTGGTCGATGAATCACAGAAGCCTGTGGGTGAAGTCACCGGTGACAAGCCAAGTGATAATGAAGAGGCTAACGAAGAGGCTGAATCCACTGATGAGCATCAGTTCTACTGGGGTGACACTCCGGTAGACATCGAGGTACCACAGGAGATTTCGGCAGCTCTGGCTGAACACAAGATTGATGCTGATAAGTTAATCGGTGAGCTGTTCTCCAAGGATGGGAAATTTGAGCTATCAGCTGAGACCCGAAAGCCACTTGATAAAGCTTTCGGTAAGCACATCGTTGACGGCTATCTGGGTTTGTATAAACAGCAGAACCAGATGTTCCTTGAGCAGCACAAGCAGCAGCAGGAAGCTACACGTCAGGCTATTGAAACTAACATCAAGGACTTCGATACACTTGTTGGTGGTGATGATGGCTGGAATGAGCTTAACTCATGGGCTAGCGAGAACCTGAATGAGCAGGAGCTTGCTAACCTTAATGCAGTTATGGCGCTCCCGGTTGAGCATTACAACGCACAGCGTACAGTGCTTGAGGCGCTCCAGATTAAGCGTCAAGCAGCTGCCTCTGCTGCTGAGGGCGACACGGAAGTAAACCTGATTAGCGACTCTGGAGCAGCTGCTAAGGGTGCATCTGATGCAGTCCCTAACACACTGAGCAAAGAGAAGTTTCAGGAGCTGATGTGGACTGACCGCTACCGTGATGACGCGAAATACGCCCAATCGGTTGACGAAGCCCGTCGCCGTGGGCAGGCAGCAGAGAAATCTGCCCGCCGATAATTAACCCTCACAATAGAAGCTGGAGCAATTAAAAGCTCCAGCCACCTGATTATTTAAAAGGAGAAACATAACATATGTCTTCAGCAAACAATTTAGTAAACCCAGCGGTCAGTTACTCCGGTGAGGTTGATTCCCTTCTGATTGAGAAGTTTGATGGTCAGGTGAAGCGTGCCTATAAAGAAAAGCTGAACATGAAGTCGTACTTCGACATCCGTACAGTTACCGGCACTAACTCCATTTCCAACAAGTATCTGGGTACTACTGGTGTTCAGGCACTGGCACCCGGTGCAGACGTGAAAGGTCAGGCTACCGCTGTGGATAAAAACCAGCTGGTAATCGACACAGCTGTAATTGCCCGTAACATCGTAGGTGTTCTGGCAGATGTCCAAGATGACATCATGATTAAAGGTAAGCTGGCAGAAGAACAAGTTGATGCCCTGTCTTATCTGGAAGACCGTATGCTGCTTCAGCAGGTTATTTACTCTGCCATCAAGAACACCAAAGCTAAGCGGACCAATCCGCGAGTACCGGGTCATGGATTCTCTATTGATGTTAAAGTCAAGCTGGATACCATGGAAGTTCCAAATGCTGTAATGGCGGCTGTAGAGTATGTCATTGAGCAGATGATGACTCAGGATGTACCAGTTGAGCGTATGACCATCGCTATGCCTTGGAAGTACTTCAACATTCTGCGTGATGCAGAGCGTATCATCAACGCTACCTACAACACCTCACAGCGTATCACCGTGCGTGGCTTCGTACTGACGTCTTACAACATCCCAGTTGTACCGACTAACCAGATGCCAGACCATGACCGTGACCACCGTGATGTTGATGGCAAAGTAGCCGATAACCACCTGCTGTCTAACGGCGGCAACGGTAACCGATACAACGTTATCAACACTGGTGCAGACTCAATGGACAAGAACATTGTGGCTGTCATCTTCGGTACTGAAGCCCTGCTGGCTGGTCGAAGCATTGACCTGCAAGGTAAGATTTGGTTCAACGACTCCAACAAGTCTTGGTACATTGACTCTTGGATGGCTGAAGGTGCGATTCCAGACCGTTGGGAACAGGCCGGTGTTGTGCGTGTAGTAGCAGACGCTTCTGCATCTGATGATGTAGATGTTCGTAAGCGTGCTAACCGTAAGTCACTGCCAGTCAGCTCCACCCAGCTTCCAATCGCTTAATAACTCGCCTCAACCTCTATGGTTGGGGCTTATTTTTGTTGGAGGTTAAATGCAACTAACGATTAATAACAGGCTCGATGCCATCAACTATATCCTGGGTTGCATCGGTCTTTCTCCAGTAGCATCTGAAGATGAGTACAACCTAGACGTTGCTATGGCTGCACAAGCTATGGATAACATCTCAAGACGTGTACAGGATAACCGAGGACAGGGTTGGTGGTTTAACCGTGAGAGAAACTGGCTGGTAACTCCAGACCCAGTTACTGGTGAGGTCCAAGTACCAAACAACGCTCTGGCAGTATACTACATCGACAGGTACAGACATCAGAAGCGTATGGCTACCAGAGGCAGGAACCTATATGACACAAACAAGTACAGGTTTGATATGCGCCCCTTTGCTCGTGATTACTGCTATAGCACAGAGACTGATGGTAGGCTTAATCTAATG